ACCCAAAGAAATACATTGGCAATCCACACCGTATTGTATATCGTTCTCTATTAGAGAGAAGATTTATGGTCTATTGTGATACTAGCGATAATGTTTCAATGTGGTCTAGTGAAGAATTAGCAATCATCTATCGTAGTCCTATTGATAAAAGAATACACAGATACTTTCCTGACTTCATTATTAAGATGAGTAATGGTAAACGATATATGATTGAGATTAAACCTGATCGTCAAACACGTCCACCAAAACCACCTAAACGAAAAACCAAAGTGTTTATGCGTGAGAGTTTAGAGTATATTAAGAACACAGCCAAATGGACTGCAGCACAAAACTATTGTGAAGATAATGATTTGGAATTTAAGATTATTACTGAAAAAGAATTAGGTGTTTATAGTTAAATAGATACTGCGTTCAAATTTAAAAACGTTTCATCTACATTCTTTTGATTCATAGAACCTGAAATATTTGTTCCACTATTAGCAACATTTGATTGTGTTGCGTTATTAATTACAACAGGAGCTTGTTGTTTATTCATAGCATTTTCTTTGGATAAACGTGATAATTCATTAGGATCTGTAACTCTACCTGTTCTCATAAATCTAAATTTTTCTCTATCTTTTAATTCAAACGGAGCAATATGTGAACCATATTCTTTTTCTGACGCTTTGATATACGCTTCTTCATCAAATTTAGCCAATGTTTCTCGTCTTTTCTTTTCGTATGGATTTATCTCAACTGGACCAGCTGGAGTTTGTTCCATTTTGTTATCTTTTTTAATATTTGATTCTTCTTCCGTTTTAGAAGTTTTAAGTAATGGAATATTGATACCTGGAATTTTATTGATAAGTGTAATAACTGAATTTATAGCACTCTTAAAGAAATCTGATATCTTTGTAAATACACCTTTTAAAAAGTCAGAAACTTTAGTAGGTATTTCTTTTATGAAATCAACCACTTTCATTATAGTATCTCTAAACTTGTATATCACATAGATTGCACCAGCTATTGCAAGACCAATAGCGATTGGTATGGGTTTCATTATCTTACTTAAAAATGAGAATGCAGTAGCGATACCTTTAATTCCTGCTTTACCTAAGAATAAAAATGATTCACCAATACCTATGACTTGATCTTTTACCGTATTAAATGCATCACCAACAGCTGTAATAGGTGATAAGAATGCATCTTTTAATCCAGCCAACATAGGTGGAAGTTCTAAATTATCTTTTTGTCCTGTAGGAGCTTGTAGATTTAATACTTCTCGTCTTTCTTGTGCTTGAATTTTTGTTTTCTCTAATGTTTGTATCTTTGTTTCAATTTCTTTTCTTAAATCACCTTTTTCTTTTGGACTTAATGTATCTTTTGATTGTAAAGTCTGTCTACTTTTCTCTATTTCTTTTTCAGTCTGTACAATTTTCTTTTCATTGATTTTTAGTAATTCTTTTTCTTTATCAATTTGATTCTTTGTTAGTATTTCTACATCTTTGGTAGTTCTATTTACTCTAGCAATAACACCAACTTCTCGTAACTTATCAACTTTCTCTTGTGATTTGATTGCTCGTTCTTCTCGTTCACGTAAAGTTTTTGCTAACTTCTCATTATATGCTCCTAAATCAATACCTAATTTGTTTACGATAGTTTCTAATTGAGCAAAAGCAACATTCATACTTTTGACAGAACCCGATTCAATCTTTTCTGTTAATTGACTTATTACTTTTGGAATACTAGGTAGAATAGTTTTAGTTGCAGCAGATATAGACATTGTGGTCTTTTCAAATATAGATTTAGCAAGACTATTAATAGCTTGATCTACACTTGTTTCCTGACCAGGTTTTCTCCCTACTGCCAACATTAAATCGTCATCTAATCTATCTGCCATAGTTTATTATTTCTTGTCGTCTGATTTTGCTCTTGAACCTGTGTATAATCCAAACCAAGCAGCGCCAGCACCAACAACGATACTAACTAAACCAGATTGTTCCATACTAGGTTGTGCTAAGTTCATATACCATACGACTCCTTTGTATAACAAGTAAATATATGTTGTAATGAATATTCTTGGAAATATTCTCCAGCTATCTACAGCTCTTGCTAAATGAATTAATTTAGCATATGGATTAGGTCCTAAATCTTTTACTGATGTATCTACTTCAAGTTCTACATTTACTTTTTTAGATACTGTTTTTTGTTCTTCCATAATTCTCCCTATTGTGAATCTCTTTGTCTTCTCTCGTTTTCTTCTTTTATATAATTCGACAACATAGATACATAAATGTCCCTTTCCCAAGGCATTAAATGTTCTATCTCATTCAATGAATATTTATGATGTTGCATCAACGCAAAATTGGTTTCAAAGTATGCCTCTAGGCTATAATGGGCGAGGCTTATTCGAAAAAATCTTGCAAACCAGATAATATGACTTTACTTTTTACTTTAGTCTTAGGATTTTCAACTTCAATCTCGTGTCTTAACTTAGGCATCGTATCAAAGAATTTTCGTATATTATTAAAACTTTCTTGTGGTAAGTTTTCAAAAAACTCTTTAATTTCATTTATTGTACTATCTTTTCCTGGATATATCTTTTCGCCCTCAAATATATAATTAACACAACTTGCTAACATCTCAAAGATTTGTTCTGCATTTGCCTTATCTATATTTGTGCCTGACTTCAATACTGCCATTGTAGGATAGTTTAAAACAACACCTAAATTTTTCTTATCGTCAATTATTATCTTATTTGTATGTTCATCATCAACTTGAACCTCAACTTTTGTTAAATCTACTTCAACATCAGCATACGTTTGTTTGTCATCAGGACAAATTATCTTAAATTTTGAAATCTCTCCTACTGATTTAGCTCGTATGTTTAAAAAGATGTATTCTAAATCAAACGTTGGTAAATTTTCAACATCTAATTTATTGAAAGTACAAGCGTCCACAATTTGACGTGTCGCTTCATAAATTTCTTCTTCTTTTTCAGTTTCCATAGCCATTAGTAATATCTTTTCTTCTTTTACTAAAAATGGTCTATACTTAACTTTAATATCTTGTGATGGTAAAGTCAATTCGTAAGTTGGTGTATCAACTCTTGGTAATGCCATAATATCTCCTTATAATATATGTTATATATTTAGAGGTGGAATTTTAAATGGAGGAAATACTCTTCCGCCTGTAATTCTACCAATTGGCGCTCTTCTTCTTAAATCGTTAAGAACGTCACGCCCTGCTCTTCTCAATTCTGGTGGTAACTTACTAAACAGTCCACCAAATAATCCACCTTCTTTTATAGTAGGTGTATTAAATTCTGATTGTCCTAAATCTATGTTTCCTGCTCTATCTAAAAAATAATTAATCCAATATCTAAATGTAAATGTAACATCAAATGTTTGAATATTATTTGTATCGTGTGAATAAGATACTGTTCCAATTGTTTTTGGATAACAATCAAATAGTTTAACTGCATAGGTTACATCATCACGTTCCTGCCTACTAGCATAATTACCTAATTGTAAAATATTAATAGGTGATACGTAATTGTCATAGTAATTGTAATTAAATGTCTTTGTATTGATAGCAGACTTTTGCCACATTTCAAAGTATGATCTTTCTCTTAAAAACTTATCTGTGTAAAATGTAGCTGTAATATCAGCACTAGTAAAATCGTAAACGTGTTTTCTAGCTGGACCATTATGTCTAACTTCTTTAGTGACTACTGTTCGTTCTGGCATATCTATCGCTGAACAGAATGCTTGTACTCGTCTTGCGTTAGCATTTTGTATTGCTCTGTTATCTGCGTTAGATGAAAATCCTTCTGTTTCTTCAAAATTTTGTGGAGCTACATCATCAAAATCTCCTAATGGATATTGAATATCAACACCTTTCGGTAATTGAAATTCTACATAGTATCTTGCCTTACGAGCAAATCCTTCTGCTTCGTTAACCATAGCTTGGAATCTACCCATTGTACTTTCGGGATTACCTCCAGGTTTCTGTCGTAGTCTTGGATCACTTGTTACATTGTCTAAGG